AACGAGAACTGACAAACGCTTCAAAAGCGAATTTTTGTGCTGCGCTTATTATTCCCATGTATAAAAAGAAAAACGAAAAATCAAGGGTAAAAATGTAATACATTGATATACAAATAATAATGAAAGATGTGAGAAAAAACGAAAAATCACAATGCTTCGCATTTGGTTCGCATTTAAACGTAAATTGTAGGAGGAAAATGGGAAATTTGTTCACGTTGGGGATAGTGATATTGCCATTGTGTTTTTTTTGAAGTTATTTTGGGCACAATTTAGGTGCTGCGAGGCGTTTTGGGGTTTGAATGTGGACATCAGAAGGAGGCTTTAAACGGCCTCCTTTTTTGTTGTCTGAAGGATGGGTATAAGGAGGGTGCATGGTGGATGAAAGAAAAAAATATTTTGTTCAAAAACTTCCAAATAATAATTATTTGGTATATTTGCAATGTGAAACATACCAAATAAGACATGACGAAAGTTATACACGTTCATCTGATATTTGAGAAGAAGAACTACTATTTCGGGTCTATTTCGGCGATCTTCGATACCCTCACAGAGGAGGAAATCGGGATCACAAAAAGCAGTCTTTTGCATGCCGGCATGACGGATGGAAGCTGCAAAGTGACCAAACGGGCAATGATCATACAATCGCACCTGATTAGAGGTGGTAAATAGCTATAATACAATAGTTTAAACATGCAATTCCGTTTCAATCCGTTTTTGGCGGTATTTCGGCTTTTTTTAGCTGGAATGCCGCCTTTTTTATCCCCAACCTATACATTTCGTTTTTGGACGTTTTTGGGGTTGGAGATAGTGTTGGGGATAGTGTTGGGGATAGTATTTTCATGATTTTCGAGCCGTTCAAGGGGGGGGTATTGGGTTAATTTCGGTTAAAACGATAGGGTTTACAGGTGATTGACGGGGGGTATTTCCATGATTTTAGAGGGTTGGTATGGTATGATTAATTATATTTAATTGATATATAGTGTGTTATATTTGTTTTTATTAATATCAAGGTTGGATAATACCGGGGAAACGGCTAAATTTGCAAAAAAAGGAGGTATTTTATGGCTGCAAGTTTTAGTTATTGGAAAGGTTTTATTGATAAAACACTTAAAGATCGGAAAAGGCGTTTGCCGCTGGACGACATGGACAATATGGTAAAGAGAAAAGACATTATACGGACGCTTTTGACGATCATCGGGATGTGGCCATGTATAGGCATGCTCTTTGTGCCATACACTTGAAATTGATAGGCATGTCGTCAGGTGCTACTCCTCACTATGAAGACGGAACCGGTTTTGTTCGTCTTATTTTCAAGGAAATAAACCGATTACGGAAACGTATAGAGGAGTTGGAAACGACAGTAAAGGAATATGAAGAGAAAGGAGTCTGCATACGATGAATGTACCTGTATTATCAAAAATAAAAGCCTGGAAAGAAAAGCGCCTTAGAAAGAAAATCGTTCTAAGGCTGCTTGCAAATCGTAACCATAATCCTAATGGCAATCGAACTGCGTTTGAAGCTGATAATATTATTCATTATATCAATAACGGTACGACCTATCGTGAGGAATGACAATATGAGGTAGTTGCATATTTCCATTGTCTACGGGTGGAAATACAACAGGAACACTAAAAGATATATTTGTATTTGAAGTGTTTCCATCTGATGATGTCTTGTTTCCTCCTATGCCAAACGACCCTAACATAACGCCTATTCCTGTTTTATCCTCAGAATTGGATGTACTTGTTAGAGCTATATTAAAACTTACATCCTGAACAACGTGCGCTTTGTTTTTTATAATAGCTTTAGCGTAATCTCCCTGTTCTATATTTCTCGGATTGATTACACATTCAGTTTCTTTCAGAGCTTTTTGTGCATCGTTTATTCCTTGTACAATCTGAATAAGTGTCTCACTTATAAAATCTCTCAGTTCCATATATTTTTATTTTATTGGCTTTCGCCGGTTATTACTTCCTGATCTGTATTGCGCCATTGCTATACTCTTTTGTCACGCAGCCCAACACAAGATAGATATACCGGATCGCATCTTTAGGAATAGAAAATGGCGCATGAATTTGGCGACCATCCGGATAAGTCTCCCGATTGGTGCTATAAGCCATAAAGTGGTCTCCGTCGTCTTGAAGTTGTTTTGTTACTCTATATTCAGAGAATATTTGCTTAATTAGAAAATATCCTGTAATATTGCACCGTCATTACAAATGTAACTGACGCTGTAAAGATAATCATTAATCATTAATTATTGAATATGGCAAAGATTTTAGCAGACACAGAAATCAGAAAAAAATTAGAAGAAATCTTCCAGTGTAGTCGTAAAGCGGTCAGCGAGGCATTGAACTGTCGGTCTAATTCGGAGCTATCGAAGAAGATTCGGGCGATGGCTATCAAACTTGGAGGGGCAGTCAAAAAAGAGGAACACGTAAAAATAATTTAATAGCCATTTAAAACAGGATTGAAAATGGAAACAAATCTGAATTTATTCTACAACGAGGAGGCGAACGTAACAATTCGCACGCAGCAACTGAACAACGAACCTTGGTTTGTAGCCAAGGATGTGGCAAACGCTTTAGATATCGCTTGGAGCGGTGCTACATTATCCAATATTCCAGATGATTGGAAAGGGATGATGAGTTTTAACACCCCTTCTTATGGTGATCGCGGCGGAGGTGTGCAACAGTTGTCAGTCATCAACGAAGCGGCCCTCTACAAACTGGCGTTCCGGAGTAATAAGCCGCAGGCGGATGCCTTCGTCAACTGGGTAGCCGGTGAGGTTCTTCCCCAGCTCCGCCAGACCGGGCAGTATCGGATCAAGGGCGAGGCGGAGTGCATGCGGGAGCAACAACAGCGCCAGCGCCTGCCCCTTCCGAAGTACCGCCCGTTCTTCGAGGAATGGAAGCAGCGGGTGAAGCCCTATATCAGCCGGAACGAGTTGGCAGAGGTGGCAGAAGGTATAGGTGTTAGTTATCCGCACGTGCGCAAGGTCTATGCCGGGACATCTGTCCGCAAAGACGTGGTTCGACGGATCACCAGCCTGGCCAAGCAGAACCGAAGTCAAGGTATCACCTATCCCGACCCTGTGCCAATCTGCGAGCAGATGTGCATCGAGTGGGACGAAGAGAAATCTTAATCGCGACATATAAAGACTGCTAACCCTTACACCCGGCCAAGAGAGCTTATGACTCGCACATAGCGGAGCGAGACCGCAGCCGGGACAGACAGATAATTCTAAAAACGACAGAAAAAGATGGAAACAAAGAGAATCGACTACAAAGCGCTGTGTGAGGCACTGTTCGAGATGGACGCGCCGTATGAAGACAACTTCCGTATGCTGGTCTATACCGGCAGGAAGGAGGAGGAACGCCCGGTGTTCCGCGTAGTGATCGCGAAAGGCGCGTGTAAGGTTGTCATCGGGCAGCAGGGTAAGGAGTTCTGGGGAATCACCGGGTTGGATACGAAGACAGGCGAAACGCAGTGGTACAACTACAACGACTGCGTCAGCTTGGAGAACTGGGCGGTGTTAGACCGGCTGCTGAAGACACGCTTCGGCTGGATGGAACTGACTGATCCCGCTCTCGTGATTGAAACCAAGATGCTGGCAAAGGCACAACTGGGTAATTGACAATGGAGAATTATGAAGGCGAAGGTGATACTTTACGGATGGGCATTGAGTTGGCTGTTCCTGTTTGCCGGAATCGGAACGATGGAACATGGCAGCATACTGGCGGGAAGTCTGCTCTGTTCGGTCTGGTTCTTCTTCAGCTACATGCTGATCGGTAACGAAGCGGCTTGCTTATGCGAGTTGGACCGTTTCGAAGAATGGATGGTTCGGCTGCTTGGTGGCAGCGACAAGGATAAACAATCGGTTTAGGTCTCAATTAAGATTGGTTTTGGTTTAGCATCGGTACGCGGCCCGCGGTACGAGGGTGGTATCCCGGATAGTTCAGTCAGGCAGAACAATCGGAACTGGTAATTCAGGCGATATGGTCAGCGGTTCGAATCCGCTTCCGGGAACAATGATAAATTTCTAAAAACGGAACGATATGGAATTCTACAAGAATCAACTGTGCATATCATACGCTGAGCTGACGGCAGGCGATCCGTTGGCGGTTGATCCGCTGAAACGGCCGATCCTGTCGGAGTCCAACTTCAAATATTACAAGAAGACGGGCAAACTGCAGGTGCTGAACCGTGCCTGTTACGGTACGCCCGCTTTGGTTCTTTATGCCTCCCTGCCCGACAGCGTCAAGCAGGAGGTGGAAGCCCGCAAGGGGGAAACTTTCGAAACCGAACCGAAACGCTATGTGCTGAAAGAGATGATCCGACGCGATCCGATGGCAGAGCAGTTCTTCCGAGGCTGGACTTTCGAGGGGCGTCCGCACGACCACCTGAAGCCGGAATATGTCGAGTTGTACGTTGCCAACGCTTCGGCGTTGAACGCCGTCTTGGAGCTGACGGGCAACCGTTCGCTCTTCATCAAGCAATACGGCAAACCCTACAACCGCGTCTGGCCGGAGACCAGCCGTGAGCTGAACGAGATACAGGATGTCGTCGGCTGTCGCCTGCCCAAGAACCATCTTGCGCTGAAAAGGGTTGCCCTGAAGTACAGCGAGGAGGGTTACGAGAGTCTGATCAGCGGCAAGATGAAGAACAACAACGCCCGCAAGAACAAAGAGAGCCGCCAGGAGGCACTGATCGTCGAACTGATCGGTGACGGACGCAACATCGACAACGAGACGGTGGCACGGCTCTACAATGCCGTTGCCGGTCGTATGAACTGGAAACCTATCACCGGTGCAACCGTTGCCAACTACCGCAAGGAACATCCCGAATGTTATGCCGGACGCTACGGAAAGAGTGCACTTGCCAACAACAAGCTGATGCAGGTGACACGTACGGCCCCCACTGCGCCGATGTACTTCTGGTGTGTCGACGGATGGGATACGGAACTGTTCTACCAGGCACGTGCCACTGACAGTCGTGGCCGAAGCGTTACAACCTACCATCATCGTCCCACAGTCGTTGCCATTGTCGATCCTTTCAACAAATACATCATCGGTTATGCCATCGGTCGCCACGAGTCGGCCGCACTGATCCGCCAGGCTTTCCGCAACGCCTTCGAGCATGTGAAGGAGCTGTTCGGATCTTATTTCAAGCCCTGGCAAGTGCAGACCGACAATTACGGCCGAGGCCATCTGAAGTGTTTCTACGAAGCGGTCGGCCACTGGTACACTCCGGCAGCTGTAAAAAACGCAAAGTCGAAGATCATCGAACCTTTCTTCAACCAGTTCAACCGGCAATGGCTGCGCCTTCTGCCCAACAGCAGCGGCCACGGCGTGAAGAGCCGCCAAAAGCTGCAAGTGTCCGATGACTGGATCGAGACTCACAAACGTGACTTCCCCGATTTCGAAGGATGCTGCCGGCAGTTGGTAAAGATGATCGATTTCGACCGCGCCACCAAGCGCGAGGAATACATCAACCGGTGGATCGATCTTCCCGAAACCGACCGCCAGCTGTTTGCCCCTGAAGACTTCCTGTTGGCTTTTGGCGAGACAGCTGCTCCTCGCCCGCTTAGGGGTGATGGCGTGCATCTGCAGGTGGGCGGTCATCGTTTCCAGTATGAATGTTTCGACAAGGAGTTCCGCAGTTATGGGCACACGACTTTCTTCCTCAAATACGATCCCTCCGACATGGACCGGGTGATCGCTGTCGAGAATATCGGTACGCAGAAAGAACCGAAAGAGGGCGGCGTGAGGTTCGTCCTCGAACGCAAGTACGAACAGCCTATGGCGCTGAAAGATCGTGAGGAGGGTGATGCCGAACAGCTGCACCGGGTGTTCAACTTCAACAAGGAGTATGTGGATGACATCGTTCTGAAACGTGCCCGCAGCGGCGAGATCGTCCGCGAGCTGTTTGAAGAGAACGAGGACCTGTCGAATACCCTCACTGCTCACGTGATCACCGACTCGCTGGGCCGACATAAGGATGTACGCAACGAAGTAGCCGGGCGTAAGGAACCGATCGTCCTGCCGAGAGTTCCAAAGCAGGAAGAGATCACAAACGAAGAGGACGATTTCACTTTCAGTGATGATTACAGCGACTTTTTAAATGATTTTTAAACGATATAAAAAAACAGACACGAAATGAACAGAAACGGATTATTGAAACACGTAGGTGACTGGATCACCCGGCTTGGATCACAGAGTAAGGTTGCAGAGAAATGTGGTATATCAGGTACCGCCCTTAGCCAATGGATGAACGGGAAGTACGGCGCGAACAGCGCCGAGCTGGAAAAACGCATCGCCTCCACTTTAGGCTATCAGGAAGACGGTTGGCAGGTGGTGACCACCATCCAGAACTACCGCAAGATCGAGTTTGTTTACCGCTCCTGCAAGCAGCAGGCTTTGTGGATGGCAATCTCGAATAAGGCGGGAAGTGGCAAGACACAAACCTTGGAACACCTCTTCAACCAGGATCTCACCGGCTCGGTTGTCTTCATCCAGGCAGAGGAGTGGAACTCCAGGCAGTTCCTCGTTGAGCTGGCCGAACGCACCTGCGGTGTACCCAAGCGAGGCTATACCGATATTCCTACCTTGCTGAAGATGATAGCGGAATATTTCAACGGTATGGCCGGTGATCACCCGGTACTGATCATTGATGAAGCCGACAAGCTGAAGCCGGCCGCCTTCCGCAAGCTGATCCCCCTCTACAACCGTACCGAGCACCGTTTGGGCTGTGTGCTTGCCGGTACGGAGAACCTGCATAAAGAGATCGCCCGTGGTGTGCGTAACAACACCAAAGGCTATGACGAAATCGACAGCCGCTTGGGACGCAGCTACATCGAATTACCCGGAGCCACCGAGCAGGATGTAAAGGAAATCTGCACCGCCAACGGATTGGACGATGCCACCGCCGACCGTATCTGGAACGAGGTTGACAAGATCAAGCGCTACGTGAAAGTAACCAACAAACGGGGCGAGACCAAGGAGAAGAACCTGTTTTTCTGCGAAGACCTGCGCCGGCTGATGCGACTCGTGAAACGTGAACAGATCGCTAACCAATTCGGACAGATGTAGCGATGGGAAAGATCTTAGGCATAAAACAATTCCTGCAGGAAAGGAAAAAGGCAATGGATTTCAGCGGGTCGTTCTATCATCTGCTGGGCCGTCCCGAACCGCAAGGCGCATGGATCATCTGGGGACAGTCGGGATCAGGGAAAACCACCTTCACCTGTCGTCTGGCGAAGTATCTCGCCGAGTTCGGCCGTGTCGCCTACCTCTCGTTGGAGGAGGGCGACAGCCTCTCACTGCAACGTTCATTTCAGGATGCCGGAATGATGGAAGTGAACGGACGGGTGGTGCTCCTGGACATGAACTTCGATGAGATGGTAGAAAAACTTGCAAAGCCGAAGAGTTGGGATATCGTTATCATCGACACCTTGCAATATGCCCACATCGACTACGATACCTATCGCGACCTGCGTTCCCGCTTCCCCCGTAAGCTCTTCATCTTCATCAGTCACGCCGACGGCAAGAACCCCAAGGGTGGTGTGGCCGACAGCATCCGTTACGACTGTTCGTGCAAGATTTACGTGGAGGGTTTCCGTGCCGTGGCTGCCAGCCGTTACCTTGACCACGGACAGAAGTCGCACCCCTTCATCATCTGGGAGGAGAAGGCAGTTCTTTACTACGGACAGGATTTTGATCAAGTTAAATAACATTCAGAAACAATACAGTATGGCAACAACCAAGAGACAAACGAAAAAACATTCCCACGCCCTCTTCTGGACTTTGTTGAAGGAAACGCCGGGTTACGATCCTTGTTACAAGGAAGTGATCAAGGAGGGTATCGTACATGAACATAGCGGTGGGCGTACCACCTCGCTCAACGAGATGTATGAGAACTATCCGTCGGAGTACAGTCGGATGATCGATGCGATGAAGCCCAAGGGAGAAAAGAGGCTGATGGCCTACGAGGAGCGGCGCGACCGGTCTGCCAAAAGGGTGATCGCCGCCATCTGCCAGTGGGTCGACAAATTGGGCTACAAGTTTCGTGACGACCGGCATAAGTTGATGTATGTGAAAGGCATCGCCTGTCGGGCGGCCAATTGCGGCAACTTCAACGCAATACCGGACGACAAACTGACAGCCATCTACAACCTCTATCGTAAGCGCAACAGCGTAGGCATAGAGGGTAACCCTGAACTGGACCACCCTGTCGGCAAAAACTAAGGAGCTATGGGTTACATTCCAATAAAGGACAAACTGGAAGAGATCGAGCGGCGTGGACGGCAGATCCGTCGCCGGCAGGAGAAACTGAAGGACGACGCAGCATTTCTTGCCGATATGCTGCTCACACGCGCCACACCCGACATGGAGGCACAGCGCCGCCTGCTTCGCGAATGGGAAGAGGAGATCGAGCAACTTGAACAGTCGCTTACCTTTCTCCGTAGCGAATACATGAAATACAAACATAAATCAAATTCATAATTCATAAATCAAAAAATCATGGAAGATTTAAGCAAACTGACAAGTAAAGATTTAGAAGCATTATTGGCAAAAAAGAGAGAAGAAGAACACCGCCAGGCGTTGGACAAACGTGCCGCCTATGAAGGCATCCGTGCTGAATTAGTACAGAAAGTTGAAAACAAAGTGCGTTCCGTGTGCGACGAAGTGAAAGGGCTGCACGCTTTTTGCGTGGATGAAATCGGAGCGTTCCGCCAAGTGCTCGCCGAGTACGGCCAGTTGCGCCGCGAGGGACAGATGTCGTTCACCGTCCAGGAGGGGTGCTTCCGTATCGAAGTGAGGTCAAACAAAGTGAAACGTTTTGATGAGCGTGCCGATATCGCCGCTTCGCGCCTGATCGAGTTCCTGCAGCAGTGGATCGAGGGTAAGGATGCCGGAAGCGACGACCCGATGTACCAGTTGGCGATGACGCTTTTGGAGCGCAACAAGTATGGTGATCTCGACTATAAGTCGATCTCGAAACTCTACGAGTTGGAAGATAAGTTCGATGATCCCGAATATACCGCGATCATGAACCTTTTCAAGGAGTCACACCTGGTCGAAGGGACGGCGACCAACTTCTATTTCTTCGAGAAAGACAAGATGGGCGTATGGAAGAAACTCGAACCGTCGTTCAACCGACTGTAAAACGGGTAAAATCCACTACCCTCACCCCCGGTCGCTGGATATACGTCTGCCCCTGTGGTTTCAGGTACACCGTCTGCCGGGTGGTGAGGACTTCGAACAAGTGGATGGTCTATTGTTTCAAATGCAAACAACAAACAGGAAAATATTACAAAGTCATGGACGAACGATTGGAATTTGAAGAGAACTTCAATGGCAAGTTGAACTGCCGCTGTTTCACGACGATCCGCCTGCATCATCCGGTCAGGAATGCCATCGGGGCAGTGAAGCAAATCTATTTGAAAGGTATATGGAAAGGCAATGCGAAAATCTTGCAAGCCTCGACCATCACACTCGACCGTATCAACCTCCCGATGGCGAAGCTCGACTCGGGCCTCATGCCCGAAGAATGCCGACGGCTGATCCGTAACCTCTATCGGAACCGCCCCGGCATCAACTGGGAGGTACAACAGTTGGACTACCTTCTTTTGGAGTATATCAACGAATCAAAAGAACCTAAATTATTTTAAGATGAAAAAGAAGAAACAATCCTGTGCCGCCAATCGGCACAAATGCCGCCCGGTCTTTCTGATCGAGCAGGAGCTGCGTGAGGCGATGAATGATGCCGCCTCCTGTCTCCGAAACCGGAACTACGCCCGCCATCAGCAGGCCATGCAGCGCATAGCACATTTGAAAAAGGAGCTTGAAGACTCCCGGATCGACCAACAGTTCCACGACGACAACCGCAATATGGATCGAGCCGAACGGGCTTTTTTCGGTAAGATCCTGCACTTGTCGCTCAACGAGGCCGACCTGGCGATCTATCATATCGAGATGTTTTTTGCCTACTTCAGCGACCGGGGCTTCAAGCCCGTCCCCGAATGGGAACACCGCAAGGGAGAGCTGATCCGTGCCATCAAGGCTTATCGTGAGTTCGTAAGGGTATTCTTCGAGGGAGCCGACCTGCGCGTCGGCAATGAGCTGAACTTCATGAAGCTTCTCGACCTGATCTCAGACCGCTGCTTCACCGACCGTGAACGGGTCTATTACGACAAGTATGAAATCAAGGCAGCCAATAAAATGGAGGACGGGGTATGATTATTGCAGTTGATTTTGACGGAACCCTCTCAATGGGGCCCTATCCTGAAATCGGGAATCCCAAACCATACGCGGTAGAGATGATGAACAAATTGAAGGACGATGGCCATTACATTATATTATGGACCTGTCGTCGGGGTGAGCGGCTGGAGGATGCTCTGAACTGGCTCTTGGAGCAAGGTATCCCCTTTGACCGCATCAATGCCCATGAACCGCAGAACCTCGCTCGCTATGGCGATGATCCCCGCAAGATTTATGCCCATTGCTACATCGATGACAAGCAGGTGGGCGGTCTGCCTACCTGGCCGGAGATTTATGAATATATAACGAATGAGGAAAAGAAATGGAAGGAGAATCTGAATAAAGTATAGGTATGAATAAAAAAAATTTTGGCTTAATAGGTCTGGCTGGTTACATATTGTTTCTTGCCGTCTTGGCTGAAGTGGCTTTTAAAATCAATTTTTGGCTTGGACTTCTTGTCGTCTCTGTCGAAATGATGGTTACATGTGCTATTGTAGTAAAAGACAATAAGAACTAACACAACTAAAAAAAATATGAGCGGAAAAAGATATTTCATAGTGTCATACAATTTTGGCAATGGCAAAGTACATGGTTCTGGGCAAACCACTTTTGTGACAGATGGATGCTACCTGAACAGACAGATAGCAATAGAGCAGATAGCATCTACACTTGAATGTGAAAATGCTGAGATTGTAATTTTGAATATTATTGAATTGCCTGAATCTGATTATAATGTTTGGAGTGCCCAAAAAACAAACTAAATATAATTGAGTCATGAAAACTATAAAGAATTTGACCGTAACGGTTACTTACACAGTAGGCTTAGAGGATATAGAAGTTCCAGAAGAAGTATATGATGATCTAATAGAAAACTACGATAGCGGAGCGTGGGAAGTTCCTGAAGATTCCATTGCAGCTGGATGGCTTGCTGATAACATCATAGAAAAAGATGCGATGAGTTGGAGTTATGAAATTGATGATTTAAAATAATATTTAAATAAATTGTAATTAGAACCTTATGGTGTATAGGCAAACCGTAATATAATATGAAAAAGTATATTGGGACAAAACTTATTGAGGCAGAAGCGATGACATTAGGTGACTTCGTCCAAAAAACGGGTAGAAACCCCTATGGCAAGAGTATTGACAACCATGAAGAAACCGAGCAAGGTTATCACGTTCGTTACGAAGATGGATATGAAAGCTGGTCACCAAAAGATGTGTTTGAAAGAGCATACAAAGTGGCCGAAACTCCTCTTGATCGTATGTGTATTGAATACAATGAATTGATGGAAAAGTATAATAAATTGGTATTGTTCCTTGGACGAAAAGAAGCAGTTGAAATAGCCGGTGAAATGCAAGTAGCACTGATGGAGCAGCAGAAAATCGAAATGCACGACTATTTATTGACTTTAAGAACCCGCATTGAATTAATGAAAAAGTAGTTATTGTTTGCTCCCGTCTCAAATGTCGGGAGCAACAACTTAAATAAATGTGAGATCATGAAGATTGGAATGATTGATGTTGACGGACATCATTACCCTAACCTGGCACTGATGAAGTTGTCTGCCTATCATAAGGCGAAAGGAGATCAGGTAGAATGGTATACCGGTATCGATTATTACGATCGGGTTTATCTTAGCAAAGTTTTTGGTTTTACGTTGGATGAAGAAAGGGTAATACAAGCCGATGAAGTAGTAAGAGGTGGATCTGGATACAAGTTGTTCGATCAATGGTTACCGGAAGACATTGAACATATATGCCCGGATTACTCGCTATATCCAATGTTCCCGGAAGCGTATGGTTTTCTTACTCGCGGATGTGTAAACAAATGCTCTTTCTGTATCGTTCCTCGTAAAGAAGGTGGGATCCGGAAACATTCTGACATCACAGAATTTTTGGACGGACGTAAATCGGCGATATTGATGGATAACAACGTGATCGCATCCGACTGGGGACTACAACAGATAGAGAAGATCATATCGCTCAAAGTAAAAGTAGACTTTAATCAAGGGATAGATTGCAGGCTTATAGCTCGCGATAAATCAATTGCTAAGCTGCTAAAACGTGTAAGGTGGATTAAGTTTATAAGGATGGCTTATGACCACTCTGCCATAACAGACGAAGTGGAAACAGCTATCGCTTACTTGAAAGAAGCTGGGATCCCTGGCAGGAAGTTGTTTTTCTATATGCTTGTAAAGGATGGGCAAATCGAAGATGCCGAAAGAAGAGCCTTATATCTTGATCGATTAGGATGCGTCCCTTTTGCTATGGCATACCGGGACTTGGACACAAACATACCACCTACAGC